TGCCATGATTATTAGGCTCCTCTAAGGGTTAAATTAAGTACTTGCAACACCAGCGCTGCCATAACGATGCTCGTTGATCTTAACAACGACTTGGGCATTTGCACCCAGCTCGTTGTTTGGCAGGTCGTACAGACCTACGATTTTAAGATTAAGCGCCGCGTCAGTTGCCTGAGTGCTAAAGTTTAGGGTCATGTTGGAGACCCCCGTAACTGTACTGCCCGTAGTGGAGCCAGTGACGTCTGCGTTATTGCCTATCGCCGCTTGAGTCATGGTGCCGTTCACTTGGATGGTAAACAACTGGCTAGGGTCATCCATCACAGAGGCTTGAATAGAGCCCGTTGTGATGTTGATGCTGCCCGGATAGTAGTTCTTCCAAGTGGGTTTCTGAGTAGTCGGGTCGTTATAGAAGCAACCGTTAAACACGCCAACTGCAGAGACGTGTGTTGCAGGTGCAAATTTAACAAGATAACCGGCGACAATAGTTACCAAGTCCCCTTGGAAAATTGCGCCAGCTTGGTTGTCGTTAATGGTGTAAGCGTACTGCTTCTGTGCGCCAGTGGCGGACAGGTTTCCTAGAGCCCGAAGGCCATAGGGGTTGTTTACGTTAGCCATGCTATATGTCCTTTAAGTGAGTTATTTGGAGGAGTCTTGCCCGCCAATGCTTACACGTGACTGTCTTTCCGGCCTGTTAATCTTCATTGACGAGTGTGCGTTCGTCTTCAACAGGTCGTTATCAACGGCCTTTATTTGGTCTTGAGTGCGCTCTGAATAATATTTCCTGCGCTCCTCAGCTGTTTCATCAGGGATTCTCGCCAGCAAAAGGCTACCTACGCTGATAATACCAGCGTTTCTACCTTCTTCAGGACTTTGCCCAAGGAAGTCCGGGTGCTCGTCTGAGCGCACCAGCTCATACCCCTCACGGAGTTTTGCTGAGACGTTCATGCGGTCATCCATTCCACCGGCCTCAGCCCGTATCCAGCGATGTCTATATCCAGCAGGAGCAGGAGGTGCATCTAAACGTGAGGGAGGTGCCCATGCTTTGCGCCGCGCAGTGACTTCACGGGTTTCCGCCGTGCGGGGACTACGATTTAATCTTGGGACTTCTGGTGCGTCAGTCATGTTATTACTCCTTTACGTACTTAGCGTATTCTTCGAGAGGGACATTCAGTCTTTTTGCGATTGCAACTTGGCTTGCGCTCAGTTTAACCGTCCGGCGTGCAGAATTATTTACTCCCGACGAGCGGGTTGCAGGGGCGACCGTCTGCACGGGACGGGCGTTTCTGTTGTCTTGGTTTGTAGTATGCGGCCTAGTTTCTTTTGGGAAAATATTACGCATTCTACGGTCAATTTCATCATAGTACTCTTCTGACTGGGGGTCAAATCCTTCTTTTTGTATTAAGTCAAGGTGTATACCCTTCACAGCCCCTGTCATTACAGTATTTGTACCAAACCACGGGTTACGTTCTGCCCAGTCCTCCGCCTGCTGATCTATTGGAGCCTTGGGCGCAACGTACTGCTGTTGCTGTGTCTGCGGCTGGTATGCCTGCTGCTGCGGAGCCTGCTGCTGCCTAGACAGCGCTTGCTGGCGGTACTCCGTGGCATCGCTCACGCGCTGCTGGTCCATCATCATGGAGGTAAGACGCTGCTGCGCCTCCGTCTCTGTGTCAATGTCGTACTCTTCCCGCGCCTTCTTGATGATTTGCTTGAGCGTAATCATCTGCGTATCGATGCGGCCCTTGGCCTCAATCAGCCGGTCCGCATCCGTGCGCTGGAATCGCTGCTCTAGCTCGTCCGCCCGTTGCTGCAGATTACGCGCATACTCAATAGCCGCTTCTTCTCGGCGTTGGGTCTCACGCAGACGGCCCGTCAGTTTATCGATGCGCTTCTGGACCTTATCGCCGTACTGATCAAGCTCATCTTTTTTGACAGGCGATGTCTCCACCAAAGGCGCTTCTTCTTTGTCTGTTACAACGGCGTTCTCACCGTTGTCGTCCATCTCAACCGTTGCGGGTTCTTCATCTTCCCCAATTTTAAAATCCAAGTCTTCGCCACTCATAGTTTTCCCCTTTACATGTGCAGAACGTCTTTAGGGTCGTTGATTATCCCCAAGACTTCGTCATCGTTTAACAACCGGATTTCGCCCCCATCAATTTGAATACGGGAACCTGCGTACCTACCAAAGATGATCCAATCCCCCACCTCACACCAAGGTCCTGCTGGGAACTTGGTCTCGTCGGAGTAAGCTAGATCGCCCACACGCAACACATAGCCGCAGTTGGTCGCCAACTGTGTGCGCTTTTGGGTTTCTTCGGAAAGCAGGATGCCGCCTTTGGAGGTTTTTGCGCCTCGGTAGGGGAGAATGGCGATGCGCCAGCCAGTAGGGCAGGGGACTCTATCAAGCACGTCCGCGTGGATATTAGTAATGTCCACGTTTCCGTCTTCGTCGTAAGCATCATCGAGCGTGGGAGGGGTATTTGCTATTTTATCCCTGCGCTTTTCTTCAAGTGCGGTCAACTTAGGTTGTTCCATTACACGTCCTCTGGTGGTTAAAAATCATCCGTAGACCTCTTACTCAGCTCATGCTTTATAAGTTCTTCTACTAATTTTATGCCTTCCAGACGACCCATCATGAAGCGGTAACGCTCCATGTCTGCAATAGTGCCGTTAAGCACAATCGCTTCCGAGTCCTGTTGTAATTTCCTAAGCTCTCGCAGTACTTTTTCTGCAAATTCAAGCATGGTAATTCCCATGAAATAGCAGACAGTTAGGCCACTGTCTGGAGGCTAAAAACGACTTTAGTATATCTTTACTGGTATATTTCCGTCACGCTTTTTAACGGTACGCGCAGGGCCTTGAACGCCTTTTGGCGTGCTTATCACCTTGCCACCGTCTCGCATCTTGTTCGACTTGCCTGAAAGCGACAGTGCGATAGCCACAGCTTGCTTCTGAGCTTTACCCTTGCTCTTGGGCCTGCTCTCGCCGATCTTACCCTTGTCTTTAAAGGCACCCATCAGTTCACCAATGTTTCGGCTGACGGTCTTGGCACTAGAACCCTTTTTAAGCGGCATCTTACCCTCCGTTACGCGGTTTATTAATGCGTTCTAGCGCTACGCCGGTACGCATTTGCGCGATCTTCTGCTGGGACGCAATCCTTTCCTGATTGGCCTGCTGGTTCTGCGCCACTTTGGCCTGATCGATCTGCAAACCCTGCTGCTTGAGCTGGATATTAGCCTGATCGTTCGCTGCCCGTTGCTGTAGCTCCTGCGCCTTGAGCGCAACGATAGGATCCTGCCCGCCACCGCCGGGATTTGCCAACTGATCCTGCATAGCACGCATCTGCTGCATCCCTTCCGCTATTTTCAACGATATCATACCCTCACGTTGGATATCCGACACCATACCGTCAGGATCTGCGCCGTATTGCTCAAAGAGTTCCGCTTCGGTGTCTTCTTCCGCCTTCAAACGGATGTGCTGCATGATATGTTTGTACAATTCAACCCCACCCAGCGCATTTGCCTGCATTAACGGGGATAGCCCCATCATCAGGTGCGACGCGATGTGCGCATCGTGCTGCTGACCCGCAAAAGCCTTCAACTCCATGCCCCCCAGCACATCGGCATTCTCCGAGGCCGGATCCTTGGGCATCTGGTTGCTTTGAATGCGTAGAATACCGTCAATGTCGCGCACATTCAGTGCGGCATACACACGATAGTAGGCCTCGTACATGTTGTGCATCTGGGGCGCACTCTGCGCGAGCTGCAACTGGGTCTGTGCCAACGTAATACGCTGCGCGGCAGAGAAAATGTTGGGATCTGCCACCGGCAGTACCGCAACCATGTTGTCGAAGTCGGATTTTTTGATTCTGCGGCTGGCACCCGGCACGTCATAGGGGTACTCGTCAGGCAGATACGTGCCAAAGCCTTTGGCCAGCATTTCAAACTCTTGTGTCTGCGCGTAATACAGGCGCTTATGGATAGCCGACATGACCATCGAGCCACGTTCTAGCAACGCAATGGTTGTTCCGACCGCCGCCTGCTGATTTCCGTCCCCAACCTGCATGTCTGCCGTGCTGGCAAGGCGTTTACCCGCCTCAACCGTAAAGCCGAGGAGCTGGAACAGCGTCTGGGAAGGCTCTTTGTAGGGTAATGGCATCAGCGAAGCGGCAAGTTCAGCCCCACCTGCGTCAATGTCACGCCATTCGCCCGGTTGGATCGGACTGTCGTCGTCCGCGATCCTCGCGCCCTTAGCCTTAAAGCCTGCGGGGAGGTTAGACAGGGTGCCTGCGTCCAGTAATTGACGTAATGCGCTCGTTGCGGTCTTGGAAAGTCCGCCAATCAGGTGAACAAAGCCCAAGCCATACGCGCCAAGCCCTTCTACCAACACGTAATGCACGAAATATTCGCGCCTGCACTTCAATTCGTCGTCTTCTACCCAGTTCCTGCGCACCCCTACGACCCGCGCACTGGTTTCGTCCAGCGTGACTACGTAAGGAAGGCGAATACCCGTGGGTTCACCGTCCTCGCCCATGTCTTCAAAGCCGGGGATGTCCAACGCCACCTGAAATTCCAACAGGAATATCTCTTCAGGAGCGCCCGTCTGCACTACGCCTGTGGCTTTATCGATGGAATACCGAATCTGACTTGCGTCAGCGGGGGTTGACTCAGGGGTAACGGCAACGTCAAGGTACTCACCGGCATAAACGCGCTTTCTGAACTCGTTCGAGTCCATGGAAATGCGGTGCGTGAGGCGCGGACACTCCGAAATAACGCTTGAGCCGTTGTAGGGGATGTACATGTCGTCAGGCAGCACAAGCCTGCTGACCATGCGCCCTATCTGCTCGTCGTAATAAACCTTCTTGAAGGTCGATCCGCCGTAGCCGGTATAGAAAAGAAGCTGATCAAACTCCGGTGTGTACTCTTTCATCACCGAGGTGATCTGATAATTCATGAAATCTTGTACCCGCGAGGCCTGCTGGACCTTGTCCAACGTCTCTTTGCCCACGGTCTGGGTACGAACCGGGCCACCGGCAGGCATCAGCTCCTTAAACGCCTGCGCTTGGAACTGCACAATCGCCTCTGTCAGCATGGGGTGTACAGCCCCTGCTGCGCCCCGGAAGGGTTTGGTGCGCTCTTCGATCTTCAGGCCCAGCAGCTCAAGACCCTTCGAGTACATCTGCTCCCAGTCTGAACGGCTCGACTTGTCCGCCTCGAACAGCGCCATCAGGTCAATGGATATGCGACCCAAATCATCACGGTCAATAACCTCGGCAAGGTTGCCGTAGAACCCAATCTCGTTATCGTCTTCCTCACCCAACTCGATGATGGCGCTGCCGTCATCCTCAAGGATGATCTCGATGTCAGGCGAATCCCCCAACATGTCCAGCATGTCGGAGGCGG